GCGTCCCCGTTTCTCTTCGGGGTGCAGGGTCAAGCACTTTGCTTCGCAAAGCCGCCTACGGCGTCCCCGTTTCTCTTCGGTGCGCAGGAGAAGAACAGCCCGCAGCCATCAACGAATCCGCCGACATCATCCACATGGATCAGGTGGCAGGCATCAAGGCCACCGAATACGGCGTATACCTCACATTTTACGACGGCACCGGCTACTGGTTGGAATATTGAGAAAGGAGCAATCAAAATGACAATCGACTATGATGTCACACTCAGAATGCAGCGTGATCCGGCTTTCCATTTCTTCGTTTTCCATTCCCTTTCCCGCTTTTTTCAGCAGGACTGGGGAGAATCTGAACTGTGGGCAGAAAACAACCAAAGCCCAGAAAATGCCCTTGCTGTATATCGGGACAACGCTTTTCACTGCATCTGGATCGATGCCAAAAACGGAGAAATCCGCATCATGTTTGAAGAAACCGAAGAACAGCTGTCCCAAAAGTGTGCAGCAAATCACAAAAAACAGATGTTCAACGAAGATATGAGAAGAATTTTCCCCGATTTTTCCCTTGATTTTTGATAAGAAAAAGCCCCTTCGGGGCTTTTTCTTTTTCGAGGCTCTACCTCACTTCACGAGAATATATCTCACAGTCTAGCTTGCAGTTACTTCCTCCCAGTGCTTCCCGATCTTGTCCATGGCGCGCCGATATTTCCGGAAGCACTGGGCACGGCTGTATTTGCATTTGAAAACGATTTGCGTCCAGCTTAAACCCTGCCCACACCGCAGCATGACCAGCCGCCGTTCGTCCTCTGGCAACACATCAAACAAGAGCCGATGAACACGAAAGCACTCTTTCCAGTGGCGCTGTATCTGCTTTTCACACATGGCCATTTCATGCCTGATTTCTTCACGCCTCGCAGCCTCTCCCGCCACCTTGTCAGATACGCCGCCTCCGTGGCCCTCTCCCATGCCGCCGCCCACCTTGATATTTTCCAACTGGTCCCGCAGCATCCGCAGGCGCTCCTGTTCTTCCACCATTTTTGCGGCATGACCCAAGGCACGCCGCACCGTCTGTTCCATCTCTTTTCTGTCCAAAGTCCCAAACACCTCCTAAACGCCCATGGCATCCAGCGTCAGCTGATAACCATACAGCTTTTCACATTTTTCTCTGGCCTCTCTCTCAACCCGCTCAATGCCACCCCTGTATTTTTCGTAAAAGACAGCGCCGCCGCCGGCCTCTTTGCGTTCTTCCTGTTCTGCCAGTCGTAAACAGTTTCGGTACAGATTCAAAAGTGTTGCATCTCGGTTAATGGCTGCCATGGTTTTCAACCACTCATACCGATCCGCCGCCGTGCGGATGTTCTTTTCTGCCTCGGCTGCCTCTGCATAACGCTGGTTCATTTCCTCGTGAGGGTGCGCGTTCACGAAAGCCCGCATCCTCCACAGTTCTGCGATAGGCTCCGGCTGTTCTTCCTGTTTCATTTTTTCTGCCAATTCCTGCAGCATCATTCCCACGGTCCTTTCTCTTTCGTTTCGTTCCACTTCGAAAAACTCCGAAAGCTGGTACATTCTTTCCGCCATACCAAATCGACGGTACCCGTCGGGCCGTTGCGGTTCTTCGCCAGTATCAGCTCCGCCTGTCCTTTCCTTTCCGAATCGGGGTTATAGTATTCATCCCGGTATAAAAACATAACCACATCGGCGTCTTGCTCAATGGCGCCGGATTCCCGCAGGTCTGACAGCATCGGTCTGTGGTCTGCCCGGCTTTCGCAGGCACGGGACAACTGGGACAGTGCCAAAACAGGACACTCAAATTCTCTGGCAATGTTTTTTAGTCCGGATGAAACCTTACTTAATTCCTGCGTCCGGCTCTCTCCTGTGGCTGTAATCAGCTGGATATAGTCAATGACCACAAGGGCAATTTCCTTTCCCCGGCTTTTCAGCCCATGCAGTACCTTCCGCATTTCCATAACCGCCAGCCCCGGTCGGTCGTCTATGATGATTTTTTCTGCCATTTTCTCAAACCTGCTGCCCTCTTTGGACAGGTTTTCCAGAAAATCAGCCCATTCCACGTTGTTGCCGCCATGGATGGAAAAAACCACGTTGTTTGCCCCCGTGTCACCGCAGTACAGACGGGAAACAATGCGTTTTTTGTCCATTTCCAACGAGAAAAACACGCATACCGCATTTTCCGGCAGCTTCCTTGCCACGTTCCGCAGGAAATCCCCGGCAAGGGCTGTTTTCCCCATGGAAGGACGGGCGGCAAGGATCAGCAAATCCCCCTTGCACAACCCACCAAGATACATGTCAACGTCAACAAACCCACTGGAAAGCCCGTTCAGCTTGTTTCCGTTCTTCCTGTTTTCGTCTAACTCCCGCACATATCCGGCCATGATTTCCGCCGCGTTTTGGGGTACATCCCCTTTGACGTTATCGCCTTTCAGCTCGTCCAAAAGACTGTATATAGCTTCCGCGTTTCCCTTGTTCGCCGCCTCCGTGAGCGCCTGTCCTTTGGCACCGCAGCGCCGCATCCAGCCCATTTCCTGTAAGTCTGCTATGTATTTATTTGCGTTGATGGTGGTACCCTCTGCCGTGGCGATCTGTGACAGGGTATCCATGCCCACTCTTTCCGCCGTCCCTTGCCGGTTCAGCTCCGCCGAAATCATAGGCAAATCAGGCACCATGTTTTTTTTCACCAGTGCTGCAATGGCACGAAAGACGTCCCTGTTCTGGGATAAATAAAAATCATCCTCCACCAGCATACCAGCCGCATTTCTGGCTGTTTCCACGTCCATGAGCATACAGCATAATAACGCCTGTTCTGTTACTGCCGAATAAATCATACTGCGCCGCCTCCCATCATCCGCCGACGTTCTGCCAGTGGATCAGGCATATTTCCGTCCGGTGCCTTTGGTGCGGCTGCCTGTCGTAATGGTTTATACTCGTTTTTCCATCCTTCCCCGTTGAGCCATGTGGCAGGGTGCGGAATGTATGCGCTGTCGTCCTTGGTCCATTCCTGGCTGTTCTTTGCTCGTTTCAGCCCTTCCATGATTTCTCTGTATAACTCCGGCGTCACTTTCATTTTCTCCCAACGAGTACGGGCAGTTTTGACATTTTTCTTGTTTGGGTATGCCTTGTAAAATATTTCAAAAGCCGCGGCAGCGTCGAAAACCGTTCCCCCGTCCTCTTTTTCTTTTTCTTTTTCTCTATTCTCTATTCTCTTTTCTCTATTCTCTATTCTCCCAGCCAAAATGTCCCCGTTGTTCCCGTTTGTTTCTTTTTGTTTCTCATTGTTCCCATTTGTTCCTTTTTGTTCCTCTGTATCGTCAATAGCTTCTCCGTCAGAAAACGCAGAAAGCAGAGCAGAGATTTTTTCCCGTAACATTGGGCTTTTCAGTGCGTCAAAATCCTTTTTCAATGCCCGCAGCGTCGCTGTTTTTCTGTTCCAGTTTCTCTTTGGCCAGTTTAGAAGGAATACTTCTTTCGTGGTTTCGTCCCAGATGATTTTGCCTGCCTGCGCAAAATGGTCTAACAGCTTCAATACGGTTTCTTTGTTGTAACCCAGCTCCACTGTTGACATGGTCAACGGAAAAACATAAGCCCCCAACGTATTCACCTTGTTATTTGTCATCAAATACAGATAGAAAAACTTCTGTTCCGGTGTCAATTCGAGAATAAACTCGTCCTGCCAGTATCCTCTTTCAACTTTTGTAAAAACTTCCATCATATTTTGTCACTCCTTCCAAAGATCATCCACGGAAACCCGCAGAACTTCCGCCATCTTTTCCAGTCTGTACTGTTGCGGTTTCTTTTTGGTGAAAAGCTCCATGTATCTTACAGTATCACCGCAAATTCCCAGTATCTTCCCCATTTTTTCCAGGGTAATGTTACGCTTTTTCCTCCATTTCCTGATGTTGTTTTCCAAAATGCTCACTACCTTCCGTATTCTTCCAGCATTTTTTGAAATAACTGCTTGTCCCCGCCGTTGTCTGGATGCAGCAGCTTCACAAGCTGTTTATATCTGTCCTTCCGTGCCTGTCCTTCCAGTCCACAGAAAAACACTTCCTTGTTTCCTCCGGAATATACTGTTTTTATATGCGGCTGTTTGCTGAATGTCCTCAATCTTATATTTTCAGCCTGTAACCTTATATTTTCCACTACATAGTATGAGATCTTTTGGTTTGCATCTCTGTTCCTTTCAATGGATTTCTTTAAAAGATATAGGCAAACTAAAAAACAAACAGTACCAGCAATACCAATGGCAGAGGCATAGTAAAAAAAAGTGTTCAATCCTTCCATTAGCTCACACCCCATTCAGCCTGATATGATTTTAAGTCCATGTTGATTTTCCCCTTTCTTTATCATCAAATCTGACCCGTTCTAATCAATCTTTTTATAATACTTTCGTCTATTTCCCTTGGCCGTTCCGGTTTTGGAAACTCTTCCGCACTCTCTTTGTACTTCTGGCATACCCCCGCCAGCTGCACCAGCTCCGCAGCGCCCCGCAGTGCCGCATCCTCTATCCGGTCAACAGCTTCCAGCCCGATACCTTTTCTTTTGATTTCTCCCCATAAAAGACCCGTTTGCACTTCTATGTAGTCCAGTTCGGCTTTTGCTTCTTCTTTTTCCTCTTGGATATGTGCATAGCCTTCATGGGCAGATGCAAAGGGCGGATGTACCTCCGCCGCCCGCTCCTGTTCCAGCTTCGCCATTTCGCCCAAAGCTAAAATCAAACTACGCATTTTTCACACCTCCTAGAACGGTAAGTCATCATCCTCAATACTGGGATCAACGGGATAGAATCCATCGTCGGCAGGCGGATATACCCCAGACTGTGGCGCCGCCTGTGGTGCTTCATTTTTTCCGCCTGCAAAATGGATTTCGTCCGTGATGACTTCCGTTGACCAGTGTCTTTTGCCTTCGGAATCGTCCCAGCTTCGCACCTGCAGCCGCCCAACAATGGCTATCATCTGACCTTTTTTGAAATATTTTTCGATGAACTCCGCAGCCTTCCGGTAGCTTACAACGTTGATAAAATCCGCCTGCGTCTGCCCGTCTTTCTTATATGGCCGGCTCACCGCAATGGTATATCTGGCGATCGCGATTGGTTCCCCTTTGCCTGTATATCTGATTTCCGGGTCCTTTGTCAGCCGCCCCATTAAAATAACTTTGTTCATTCCTCAAACCTCCTAGCCTCTCCAACACTTAAACCAACGATACCGGCGCTCTCGCTGCTGTCCGTCGCCCGGAAGTGGGCTTTTTCTTGTTGGGGATACATATATTCAAACATGGCATAATTCCCCGCATCCAAAAGATACTCTGTATTTCCTGTTTCTCGGTATTTTGCAAGGCATTTTTCCAAACTTCCCAAGGCATCCACATAACCCTTTCCAAAATTTTCTTTTGCAGAGCCGTATTTGTAAAAACTGGTTTTGACCCTGTTTTTCCTCAGTTCGTCAAATTCTTCGCTGTATTCTTCCTTGAAATTCAATGATTTTCCCTCCTTCATTCAGATTCTGAAATTATCAAATACAAAAGATCTATGGGTGAATTTTCAAATGTTATAAAGTTATATATTGGTGATTCTGATGTACCTACATTCCACTCAAAAACAGTTTGTTCAAATCTCGTTCCACACAATGTTGGTCTTTGTGCATAGAAAAATACCATCCCAGTTTCTTTATCTCTTGCAGCCCATGGGGTACCTTCGGCGCATCTTCCCATTATCGCCGTTCTAAGTCTTGGCGTCACTTCGGTATATATATTGGTTTTTGGCAAACCATCTACCTTTTGTACGGCATCCATATATATCACCCCATCACAAACTCTTATAGAGTGCAGTCGCAGCCAACATACAATATCCGCACTTTTTATAAATGTTGTCGATTTCTTCTTTTGGTCTATCATGCTTTTCCGCGCTTTCGCCATTTTTTATGTGTTTCAGTGCTTCTTTTGCAAAAAACATAACAGCTTCGACCAGATACTTCTTTTCCCCGTCCAGCAAACCGGACTGTAACACAGTGTCGCACAGGGAAACAAACGTCTCCATTTCTTTTTTTGATTTTGTATAATTATTTCTCATAACATCCACCCCTTACTTGCGAATCTTCCCGCACTTCTGGCACCAGACAGTTTTTTCTACCAGACCTCTATTAACGAAAACGACATTGATTTCAACCCATTCATGCTTGCAAAATCGCTGTTTCAGCTTTTTCCAAATCATTCTGTTTCCACCTTTCTTAAACTGCTTACCTTCACTGGACGGGTAAGTTGTTCCCACAATGTGACCACATAAAGCCCCTTCCATATAAATGGCTCTTTTGCGATGGTATAGATTTTCTTTTCTTTATCACCTGCAAAAACAACTTTGTCCCCTGTTTTCAGCAGTTGTCCATCTTCCACACCTTCACCCATACTGCAAAAATCCAGTTCTTTTTCTTTCCAAATCGGCTGTCCATCATCAGTCTTTCCACATTGGACAGAAACCTTTCTCCCACAAGTGTCTCTGTATTTGCAGTTTTCGCAGAGGATCACGCCAGCCACCATCACATTTCCCTTTTCTTTGCAGTAGTTCTCCGGGTAAAACTTTGATAATGGCCAGAATGGATTTACTACAAAATCCATTTTCTGATCTCTGTAAGCCGTATCTTCCAGAACGTGTTTCAAGTATTTCATATCAGCCCTGTTTTCTTCCTGATTCAAAATTTCATCATACCGGGCCTTTACTCTTTGAATAATCTCTGTAACCCGTTCAACGTCTACACTTTCTGCGATAAATTGATCTGCCGGAACGGAAGTTGTAAGATAGGATAACTGCACTTTGTCAATTTCTTCCATGTATGTTTCAAACGCCTCTCTGCACTCTGGGCAAAGATAAAAAGTTTTTCTCTTTTTATTCGCAGTATTAACATCTGACAGCAGCATAAATAAACTTTCGTTATAAAATCCAAATTGTTTTCCGCATTTGTAGCATCTTCTCTGTACCTTCATTCTGTTTCCATCACCCCATAAATAAATACATTCAGTTCATTTTTGCACTTTTCACATATATCTAAATTTTCCTGACGTGAAAGATCAACTTCACACATTCCCCTTTCTCTTTTGAGATTGTTTATCCGTAAACTAACTTCCATATGGAAATATTTGTCACACTCCGGAATCTCTTTCCTGCATCTGTCACAAACCCGCTTAATATCCAAACTCATAAAACCACCCATTTTCTACGCAAGCAAAAACGCAAGTTCCCAAAACTTCGACTTTTTCTCCAAATCTTCTATCTCTTTTTCCTGTTCCCTTACTTTCTTTTCAAGTGCTTCCAGATCACTGTTTCCCTTGTCCTGATGCACCATTCTTTCCAGCTTTTCCAGATCATACGTACCATCTTCATCGGATATAATATCCTCAATCTCCGAAAGCCGGAATAAAAGGTCGCAAATATCAACTTTTCCAAGTTTTTCCGGCGTTGCTACTTTATTTCTTCCAAAAACATACCCAATCACGCTTTGTTGCCCATTGGCAGCAATCACTTTGGTCAATCGCTCTTTTCTTCTATATTCTGTCATGCCAGATGCCTTTTTTTCTCTTTTGATCATGCCTTTCAGCTCAAAAATGTTGTATTCATCGCCCAGAACATCTTCGATCATAGCCAGTCTTTGCCAAATATGGCTGTAACCCATTTCTTCTCTCAGATTACCCTCGACTTCCTTCCATGGCTTTTTGCTGGTCATTCTTAACATTACAATCCCTCCATTTCCTCCGGCGTCAGAACCATGTGACGCCGGTTCCATTCTCTAATGATTTTTTCTCTGTCCCCGTAAAGCACTGTTTTTGCCCAGCAGCGCTCACATCTTACATACAGTGCAGTCCCAAAGATGGTTGAAAAGTTATGTAGTTCTGCTTTTCCTCCACAAAATGGACAGGGAAGCAATTTTCCTTTCTCTGACACTTCGTTCTGTGACGCAATATCTCCCAGCAATGCCAGTTCTTCCACTGATTTTCCCATCATCTTACCTCCAATTTATCCATTTCCCTTTCGGTCAGTATCTCCGCCCGCTCGTTCCATTTCCTGATTGCCATCGACCGGACAGGCTCCGCCACACAAAGGCAGTTACAGTATTCGTCAGAACACATAATGACGAATAGCCCTTCTCGAAACATGATCTCTGCCTTTTTCCCGCACACATGACATGGCAGCTTGCGGCCTTGCCTGGTCAGCTCCGCTTGTGCCTTCCTGTCGCCCAGCAAAGCACGCTTTACTTTTTCCATATTTCCCAACCTTCTCTTTAGCCATTTGCATTCCTCCCTTCGGCACTCTGACGGACGGGCGGCCCCCGGGCCCCGCCCCCCGGCCCCCCCGTTTTTTGAA